AGATTAGTTCTCTATCCTTAGTTCTAAGATAGTCTTGAACTAGAGAAAAGGTGTCTCTTTCGTAGGAGTTAGGTTCTACACTTCTAGGTGCTAGAATATTTATATTCTCTCTCAGAAAGTTTTCTTTACCTGCCCTTTTAATTTTACACATAGCCTTTATTTGTTTAGGAATAGACTTTTGATTAATTGAAGTTAGAATTAACTTTCCTCTAAAGTTCCTAATTATAGTTAGAATGTTTTTACTATCCGGTTTATAATGAACATCTTCTATTATTAATCCATTATCTCTTGATAGAGAAAATATGTCTATATCACAGTCATTTGCATAAACAACTTTAGCATTAGGTAACTGTTTCTTTGCTTGAGTTGTTTTACCTGTCCCAACTTTTCCTACTATAATTATTGGCTTTTCTTTATTTATATTTATTAGTCCCATTATAAGGCCTCTTTTATTTTTAAAATTTCATCTAATCCTTTGAGGGTTAGGTGTTCTTTTTTGCTTAGTATTTCTATTACTCTTTCAAATGTATTTCTATCAAATTTATTAGCAGGAATGTTTCTAGGAATGAGCAATTGAATTTTTATTAAATCACTCAGTCTACTAATAAATAGTATTGGTTTTGGTCTATTCTTACTTTCAACTACCCTAATAGTAGAATCAATCTGTTGTTGTAATAGGCTTCTATGTATTGCCTCTAGATATTCCGGTCTGCCTCGCAACACCACTTTAATTTTAAAGGAATACCCTAATTTATATGCTGAGTCTTGATTGACTTGCATTTGTAAAGTAGCGTTTGATAGTATTATTCCCGCTAGTGTTTCTTTGCTATACAT